TCTGGAAAAGGCAGGCACTCTTGCAGGGTCTTTTGCGAAATATTCCTTGTCCTGCGTCAGTGCCGCCAGAATATCCTTGTCCCCCTTGCCCTTGTTTGCTTCATCCTGCAGGGCGGTCTTAAATTCGGCGTAGACTGCCTTTTCCGTCAGTGCATCCCGCCATTTCTGCTCCCCGACCACCGTCTTAAAGCGGTTGGAATATTCGGCTTCTTCCTCTTCTTCCTTGGCTTTCTTCTCCGCCGCGGCTTTCTCGTCCGCAATCCGCTGTTCCAGATCCTCAAATTTCTTTTTGAAATCCTCGTTGCCTTCTGCGGATTTTTTCATGTCTGCAATGGTGGTTTCATATTCCCTGAGGGTGCCGTTGGCTTTCTCCAAGTCCGCCTTCACTGCTTCAAGTTCTCCCTTTGCCTTACCGATATCCGCTGTGTTGATGTCCAGTAAGCCCTTCAACTGCTCCTCTGTGGCATCGGGGAAAAATTTCTTAATGTCCTCTCTTTTCATTCTTCGTTCTCCTTTCAGCTTTCAGTTTGTTCTCGCGGTTCTTTCCGCACGCCTTGATAGTTTTTCGCCATTCCGGGCAAACAAAAAAGACCTGTTTTACGTCTGTGTCCAAAGACGAGATAGGATAGACCACCTTCCTTTCGGTTGGTGGTTTCATTCAAAATTCACTTTACTACATATTTCTGTCAGAGATTTTCCTTTGAAAAACGGTGCGTGCATCAGTGCATCAATCGAATCAAAGCTCTGCTCCTTTTCTCCGTAGCATAAAGAAATATCAGAATGGGAGAACGGGCAAATCGAGCCGTTCACGCCGAGATATTCAAAGGCAATATCCTGTGTCAGACTGTCAATCCAATCTCTTAAATCCTCACTTTTCATAAGATGTTCGCATTCTCCTTTCTCTCCTGCTCTGTCAGTTCTCTTGCCGGTCTGTCGACGATTTTTCCATCTTTCCGGATATTTCAGTATTTTGTAAATAATTTTGAAATTATCCATTGTTTTCCTCCTGTGCAGCACTCAGTACCACATGACCGTCTTTTCCTCCGGCACACTATCCTGCAACGCTAATTTTTCCAAACAGGCAACCGCATGACCGAGGTAAACAGGAAAATCCTTGTCATACTCAGAAAGTTTGCTGTCTACTATCTCTCCACTCTTAATATCAACAGAAACCGAGCCTAAAACACCGCTATTTTCGGGGTCATACTCTGCCGAAATGATACCGTTATTCATTTTTATATTTTTTAATTTTAGCATAGTATTCACCCGCTTCTTTTGCATAATTATATTTCTGAGATGCTATGATATGCGCTTCATCCTGTGGCATTCCTTCTTGCATCAGTTCTCTTTCCAGGATTTCATGGTTAAGCAAAGTCATATCATGCAATTCCGGTTTTCCGTCAATCAATCTTTGCCACGATTCCGCCATCATATAATCGGGAGCAAAATATTCCGGCTCTTTTCCGCCCAAATCATGCTTTTCCATAAAAATATAATACTTAATCGCGCGTATATCTTCTTCTGCAAAACCGGTTGCCTTCGCTATTCTCGAAACATCCGTTTTCATGCTGCGAACCAATCCGTAGTACCGTTCTGCGTGCGCTCTGGCTTCTTTGCTATGAGGATTCCTTGCCCCACTCACAGCACCTGATTTCATTATACCATTCTTTATTGATTTTTCAACGATTTGTCCCTCCAGTATGCCGCCTTTCCCCACAGCAGCCCTCATCCCATCCGCCTTCAATCCCGTCTGCTCCAGAAAATCCTTCTGCCTTCTGTTCCATTCCGCTATCTTGGCAGATGCCTCACTGCTGTCCAATCCTGCCGCCTGCAGGGCGTTTTGTTCCCGTTTCCATCTGCGGATGCTTCTTTCTATTTTTCGCTGCTCCTGCAACGCCTCATACTCGGTCATACGCACACCGTTATACTCGTAATCCTTCGCCTGATACTCCTTCAGCAGTGCCTTATCGTAGGTGCGGCTCATGCCCTCGAACCACGGGCGAAAGCTATGCGAGCAGTTCCATCCGCCCAAGCCTGCGCCCGTCCCATAGCCTGTGGTTTTCACAAAATCGGGATATTTTTTGCTTTTTCCGCTCCTGCTATAGATGCCGCCCTGCCATTGTGCATGGGAGGGTCTTGCCCCTGCGTGTGCGGAAACCTCCACAAGGTCTGCGCCCATTTCGTCCGCTCTGGCATCCTGCAAGCGAAGTGCCGTCTGGTTCACGCCCGTTACCACCGCCCGTCTGACTGCCACCTCTATGGTATCCGTCCGCCCGGTCGGGTATCGGATTGCTCCCACGCCCTCGGTGGAAAGCTGCTTGATGGTGCTTCGGATGGCTGTATTGTAGTCCATGCCGCCCAGCGTAATCTGCATATAGGCGCGGTCAAGTGCCTGTTCAAACTGATGTGTAGCGGTGCGTGCCGTTGTCAACGTCAGATTGCGAAATGTGCCCGCTGTTTTCTCGTATCCTGCCTGCAATACCTTCTGCAAGTCCTCAGATGCCGAAACAGGCGGCGGATTGAGCCCCTGCCTGCGATAAACCGCATCATCGGATTTCAGTGCCGCTGTGCCTGCTTCCTGCATGAGCTGCCGCAGTTCCTTGTCGGTTCTGCCCGTCAGCGTTTTCAGCCTTGCCAGAATCTCCTCTCGTACCATCCCTGCCTCCTCAAGCATTTTTGCCTGATGCTCCACCGCAGGAATCCAGTAATCGTATGTGCTGATTCTTCTTGCCATATCCGCCAGTATGTCCGCCTCCGCCTGTGCGTACAGCTTTATCATGCCATCCGGCACACGCTGTAAATATTCGGGTTTCAGCATCCTTCATCACTCCCCAAAATCAAGCGTATCCTGCGCAGGAATGTAGTCCTTTGCCTCCTCCTCGGAAATGCCGAAATACCACGCCAGCAGCTTTTCAGGCTTGAGAATATTCGCATCCACCATAGCCTTCATCTGTGCATATTCCGCGCCTGTGTCCGTCAGCACACCGTCCCCCCAGTTGAAGGTAACCTCGTACTCCCCATCGGGCGCAAGCTGATACAGGCTTGTGTAGTAGTCCATCACCCAGACCAGATGCTCCAAGGCTGTCTGTAAGGACTTCTGGATATTGCAGACCGCCGCATAGCTACGTTGCTTGCTCATGCGGATTTCCTCCGCTGTCTTTTCCTGATTCTGTGGGTCGGATAAGGTACCGTAGGACAGATTGCAGTTAAACTCAATCCGCCGCAAAAGCTGATTCAAGCCATTGAACAGGGAAGCATCCCGAATTGCAGGGCTGAATACCTCATACAAATCCCCGGTTGTCCCCTTTTCCAGATTCAGAGAGCGGAACAGTCTCTGCTTGCCGGCAGGCAGCCCTTTCCCATCCGCCTGCAATGCTCCGACAGAGGCATCCACTGCCAGCTCAGAACCTTCAAATTCCCAGAGGATACGGCTGTACTGCCTGTCCGCCTGCTCCATCAGTCCCGCCGCTCTCGCACAGACCGATACGCCCAGAGGAGATTCCGCATCAATGTGGTTCGCAAAGGGCATCTTGAAATATACAAAAAGCGGACGCTCCAAGGTGTCCCCGTTCTGGTATCCCATAACAAGATTTTCTTCCAGATCCGCCCATTCATCCACGCTTGTCAGAGCCGCAGGCACACCCAATTCTCCTTCCTGGTAGGAGATAAAGGCTTTGTTCTGCACCGTATAGCCCGCATCCGTCAGCTGATGGCTTTCCAGTCTGGTGTACCATGCACGTCCCTTTTTCACACGCTCCACGAACACCGCACCCGTCACCTCTCCGCGGCTGTTGTAAGCAGTCGGAATAAATCTGTCTGCATGCACAAAATCAATCGCTATCCTTCCGCCATCCATGTAAGGCTTGAATACCAAGCCGCCCATTGCCGCCGCAAATTCTGTCTGCTCTCTCAATTTAGAAATCACAAAAGCATAGCCTTCCTGCAAAAATGCCGCCCGTCTGCCACTGCCGCTGATTTCGCTGTGAAATTCCACAGTAACCAGTCGGGCAATCTCCGATGCAACCGCAGCGGCTAACCCAAGCGTTTCTGTGTTCTTATCTAACCAAGGCGGCTCATTGCAGAACATCTTCTGCCAGAGCGTGATGGCATCCTGCATTCCGGAGCTGATTGCCACCTCCGCACCGACTGCCCTTTTTATCGTTTCTCTCTGAAAAAACATCTGCAACACCCCCTTTACCCAAGTGATAAAATTTCGCATTACTGCCCCCTCCTTTTCCAGATGGGTTCCGTTCCATAGCGCACTGCGTCGATATGGTGATTGTCTCTGTCGGGGTAGCCGCTGATGACCTCCCCTGCCTTGTTCCTGTCATATTCATAGGCGGTAAATTCCTTCGCCGTATCCGGACAGCGCACAGGGTCAATCACAATCCGCACCAACGCCTGTAACCATTTCATGCTGTAGTCCACGCTCCCCGGTCCCTTCACTGCGCCGCGGCAGAACAGCCCATAGCTCCGATAATCCGCAACGCTTTTCGGCTCGGCACTGTCCGCCGTAATCAAATCCGTATCCTGCACGCCGTATTGCCGCAGGAGCCTTGCCGTTTCCGCATTGCCCGTTCTGTGCCTTGTCAGCTCCCCGAAGATGTAGAGCGTCCGTCTGGCAGAATCGTAGTGCATCCGATTGAACGCCCAAGGGTCGGGATAAAAGCCCCAGTCCACACCGTTGTAAATGCGGTCAAAGGCTGCAATCTGTGCATCGGTGATTTCCTCGACCGTTACGTTGTCGAATACCGCACCGCCGCTGCCGACAGGCACACCTAAATACTCATGTTCATACGCCTTCGGATTGATTGCCTTCAAGTGTTCGGCATCATCAATAAACCTCTCTCCCAGCCATTCTCTCGGGGTTGTCTTATAGGTACTATGGTGAATCAGCTGCCCCGGTTTATTTATCAAGCAATACTTGTTCGCCCAGTTGTTTTTCGTCTTTGGCGGATTGAAGGTTTTAAACTCAAGTGCATATTCACCGCCACGCAGGATAGACTGTTCAATACTTCTGACCTCTTCTTCGCCGCCAAACTGGTCTAATTCCTCGAAATGCAGTATCCCGATATAGCCAAATGCCGTTTTAATTGACTTAATTTTACCGGGGTCATCCGCACCGAAGAACATAATCTTCTGCCCTGTTTTTTTGTAGACCAGCTCCATAGGGGAAACCGTCATTTTAAAATCATCCTGCAGACCAAGTGCTGCCACCGCCCACGCATACTGTGCAAATACTGTGGTTCTAAGCGTATTCGCCACCTTACGCATTACAACAGCGTGTACATCCGGATGTTTCACTATCTGCAACAGCACCTCTACAGAAGCAAAAGAAGATTTTGCAGACCCTCGACCGCCCTTCAGCACATACTGGTTATGCTCGCCATTCTTAATAGAGTTATGTACCTCACGGAAAGCAGGAGACAATACGCTGCTCAGTTTAATAATCATCGACGATTGTCACCCCTCCGTCATCATCATTTTTAGCACCCTCATCACTCTGGCCCAGGTAATTCTTGCCGAGAAAAATTGCCATCGAAGCATTCTTCTGTGCCAGTTTCCATTGCATCCGCCGCAGAGAAACTTTCCCAACCTGCCTTTTTTTAGCGAAAACCACCGCAAAACTTTCATCGTATGTAGCCTTACACCATCGTTCTATCGTATCCTCCGAGCAATCGAACCAGTCCGCCACTTCTTCCTTGGTGCATTGCAGCCCACAAAGTTTCTCAAACTGCTCTTGGTCGATTTCCTTCTTTGGTCTTGCCATTCATACACCCCCGATTCCTTTGCTCGGCGAGTTTCTGCTTTCTTGCAATGTATTCCTTTTCCAATTTCACATACTTGGAAATGGTGTCCTCCCGACAGGTGATGCTCTCCACCTTCTTATTCTCGCACCATACCTCTATGCGGATTCCCTTCGCCAGTTCCGCCGCAGCTTTCCTTGCCGAAGATGTAACAAGTTTCACCTTTCCACTCTTACTATGGATTACTAAGAATGTGTTATAATTCGCCATTTAGCAGCACCGCCTTTTCTCCGGTAAATTCTTCCCATCTCTCAATAGCCGCATCCACATACTTTGGGTCAAGCTCCATGCAGTAAGCATTTCTCCCGTTCTGTTCACACGCCATAATCGTTGTACCCGAGCCATTAAACAAATCCAATACCGCATCCCCGCTCTTACTGCTATTTTTAATCTGATAATCGAACAATGCAATCGGTTTCATAGTAGGATGGATTTCACTCTTTGTAGGTCTGTCAAACTGCAATACCGTGCTTTGCTTTCTATCCGAATACCAACTATGACTCGCACCATCATTCCACCCATACAGGCATGGCTCATGAATCCACTGATAATCCTGTCTGCCGAGGGTAATGCTCTGCTTCTTCCAGATTAAACACTGTCTTACCTGGAAGCCAGCGTCCATACACGCACCACGGAAATTATACCCTTCATTGTCAGCGTGCCAGACATAGAAGGATGCACCGGGCTTCATAACTGCTTTTGCGTTACTGAATACTGTTGTTAGGAACTCTCTGAACTGATCGTTCTCCATTTTATCGTTCATGATAACCAAACCATCTGTTCTTCTGTGGCGTTTTCTCGCTTCGTCTACACTGCCGCCCATCCCCAGTGCTACGTTATAGGGTGGATCAGTAAGGAATAGGTCGATAGGCATACCGTTTACCAGTTTCTGCACATCATCGATCATTGTACTGTCACCGCACATCAATCTGTGCCTGCCAAACTGGTAAATATCCCCACGTTTTGCTTTTGGTTCTTCCGGAAGCGCAGCAGTGTAATTATCTTCCTTGACCTCCGGTTCTTCCTCATCTTCAAAAGAAATCCCCCAGTCCAAATCAAGGTCAAGAAAATCCAAGTCCTCCAGCTCATCCGCCAATAAAGACATATCCCATTCAGCAAGCTCATTTGTCTTATTATCCAGGAGCCTGTATTTCCGTTTCTGTGCCTCGGACAGTCCTCTCTTGACTAAACAATCGACCTCTGTATATTTGAGCAACGTGAGGGCTTTCAGACGGGTATGTCCGGCTAATATCTCCATGTTTTCATCGACAATAATTGGTGCAACATAGCCACACTGCTCAATACTCTTTGCGACCGCTTTTGCCGCCTCGTCATTTTTCCTCGGATTCTTTCCGTATGGTTTTAATTCCGTTAGTTTTACCTTAATAATTTCCATCTAACCGTTCCTTTCCTCAAATAAAAAGGCACCCGTTTCCGAGTGCCCAAAATAGGAGGTAACATGAAATATCTATATTTTCACAATGCCATCATACCACAAAAAAGCTATCATAAACTCTCATGTTCTGTCATTTGAAAATGGGATAATGCTGCACCATGGATTCTGTAAATATGGCTTTCTGCGTAATTCATTTTTACAGCTATCCTCCACCACGAATCCCCCAGTAAATATCTACGTTCCAAAACCTCTTTTTCTGCTTCATCCTGCATCAGCTGCACCTGATTATAGATTTCATTGTATTCCCGGATAGCAATCTCTTTTTCTGCTTCCAGTTGGCTGACAAGTGCATCCAACCTCGCCATATAACCGGACAAATCACTGTGTGCATTTCCCTGTGGCATCCCGTCATGGTTCGCACTCGGAAACATCTGCTGACTGCGCAGCTCCTCAATCTGTTCTTTTAAACGCTGTGCCTTCCTCACGGAATATATGTACCCCTCCAGTCTTTTCAGCCATCTTTCCTTTTTCCGCCGAATGATGCTGTATATCTCGGCGTTGTCCGCAGCGTCCAACAGCAGCCCCATTACGTTGTAGACATCCGCTGTCTCCTCCACCAGATTCTTCCTCGCCTCCTCCACCGTCACAGGCGTAGGGTTGATACCCGTCAACGCTCGCCGCAGCTTCAATGCCGCCTGCGATAATTCCGCACATTCTTCTGCTAACTGCGCTAACAGCTCGTCCTGCGGAATGTGCTGTTTGATTTTCTCGTCAGGTCTATCCATGCTCATTCCTCCTTGCAATTCGGGCAGAAATGCTCCCATTCGTCCTCGCTCTTGTTATAGTGCTGCTTCCAGCCTTCCTCCTTGATGCCATGTTCACACTCGTGAAAGCTGTTATACTCACACGAATATTCATAGCAGCAGTCGCAAACAGCATAGTATGTATTGGTTTCTCTGTTTTTCTCAATCATTTTTCCACTTGTCTTTCCAAGCAGTCCTTTAATGCAGCCATTACCGTATAATCTAAAATATTAATGTCCTGCGGCTTATGCTCTTTTCTGTAGTTATATTTGAAAATCTCGCTTTCCAATGCACTTTGCAGCTTCAACGGCTCTAACGGATTGCCTATATCATCCAGATACTGCATCTCTATTCTCGCCTTGTATGCCCGCAGTTCTTCCAGTTCCTTCCGCTGCGAAACAATTTCATCCGCAGCCTTTCCAAGCCACTCCATACATTCTCCACCCTCAAAGCAACAGCTGTATGTAGGCTGATGATACGGACATCTTTCTTTACCCACTGGATTTTCCGCACACATAAGAAGCTTTTCTCCAGATTCCCAACGCCTCATATTTTCCGAATCCTCGTAGCAGTCACCTTCTGCATTCTGACTTCCAAGGCAACGCAGTGCTTTTGTCAAATCATCCTCGTATGTCTGTTTCATCCTTTGTCCTCCTCCAACGGCTCCGGCATTTCCATCCAACCAATTACCTCGCTGACCTCTGGCACCAAGTCATAGTCATAATCTCCGAATCTCCAACTCCAACGATACCCACACCCATCTTTTGCTTTTTCGTAATAGACAGGGTATCTGAGCGTGTTCGGCTTACCCTGTAGACCGTCCTTCACTGTAACGATTAAAGGAACTCCTACTGGCGGTAAGCCGTCAGTTATTTTCGTCCATTCATTTCTCATTCGCCATTCCTCCTTCTCTCCAGTGCCGCTTCTGCTTCTTCTCTTGTGAAATACAGGTTCTCATAGTCATACGGTTCCCATTCGTCAGCATACTTGACAGCCTTTACCGATACATCCTGCACCTTCCATTCGCTGATATAAAAATAGTGGTTTGGTACGGTTTCTTCGAGGATTTCATACACCGTATCTCCGACCTTGCAGGGCAGCACCAACAGCCGCCCCTGCTCTTCCAAGTCCCTGTAGCGTTTTAGTTCCTCCAGCCAGTCAGCAAGCTGCTTATTTTTCTCTGCCTCATGTTCTGCGACCTTTTTCGCCTCTGCCTCAAAAGAATTCTGCGGTTCAGCATTTGTATTTGCCCTGTATTTCTCCGCGGATTCTCTCAGCCGGTTAATCTTTTCATCAATCGTCATCCTCAACACTCCAATCAATCGCCTGTCCGCAATTAGGACAGAACTTATAATCGTCATAATCTACCTCGTATCTGGTTCTGCAGCAGGGGCATAACCACTCGTCAAATATAATCTCTCCATCCTCGTCATACCCATCACCTTCAAGATCTGGTTGTTTCGGCACATGCTGTTCCAGTGCAGAAATTGCTATACCAATGGCTCCATAATGTCTCTTAAGTTCTTCCAATGATTCCCATGATGGGTTCAAGGGACTTCCGGTCTCCATAAAACGATGTTTCAAATATTCCAGAGCTTCTTTTCTTGTCATGCTTATCCCTTCTTAAAACGGCAAATCATCATCTTCAACGCTTTCATCAATCGGATAGAACCCCTCCTGCTCCGCCAGTCCCATCTGCTTTGCAGGCTTATTGGGTGCCGCTACGGGTCTGTTCTGTTCCGGTGCAGGCTTGCTTCCGCCGTTTTTTTCACTGTCATGCTTTCATTCAGCAAAATACTGTTCCTCCACAATCACATCCGTGCTCCAGCGTTTTTTGCCTTCGTTGTCATCCCAGCTGCGCACCTGCAATCTACCGACAACAGAAACCATCTGTCCCTTCTTGAAATATTTTTCCGCAAACTCTCCCGCTTTTCCGAAGGCAACGCAGTTGATGAAGTCCGCCTCAGGTTCTCCCTGCCGTTTGAAACGTCTATTCACCGCCAGCGTATATCTCGCTATGGCTAAGGGCTCCGTCCCCTGCGAATACCGCACCTCCGGCTCTCTTGCCAGCCGTCCCATCAGAATCACTTTATTCATACCTCAAGCTCCTCTCTCGTCCTGTAATTCCGCCCTTCTCCTTTGCCGATTTTCAGCTTATATTTGCCGCACCGCTGATAAATTCTGCTGCCCATGGCTTCGTCAAGCTCCATGATTTCATTCAGCCCTCTTTCCCCCGAGAAAATCGTCCGCAGGGCGCGATTATTATACCGTGCGTTGATGATTTCAAACGCAAGATTGATGTCCCCATCGGTCGGCAGTGCGCCGTTTCTGGTTTTCAGAAAATCGTCGATATACAGCACCTCCGCCGTTTTCCATTTGTTGATTTCGCGCGCATAATTTTCATCATCCGTCTTGAGGGCTTTCAGCTTGGTGGCTTCTTCCGTCCAGATCATGTAGCGCACGCCCTTGCCCTGCAGCATGAGTCGATTCGCAATGGCGGTGCAGATATGCGTTTTCCCTGCCCCGACCTGTCCGCCGATATAAAACCACCCCTCTCTTTCCTCGCAGAAGCACTCCGCCGCCGCAAGGATGGATTTCTGCCAGCTTGTTTTCGCCTCGTAGGTCTCGAAGCGATACCGCTCCGCCATGTCCTGCAAGCCGCTTCGTTTCAGCCGCCACTTGCCCCTGCGCTTCTCCATACACTCGCACTCCATGGTGTATTCATACCCATCCTTCATCAAAAACACAAACCCCTTGTTGCGGCAAATCGGGCAGTCATACCCCGTCAGGTCGCCCCTTCTGCTGTTGTATAACGCCATCCGCTCCTCACAGGACTGTGCCGTCGTATCTGCCTTCTTCGCCTCTGCCATAATCCGTTCCAGAATCGTCATCATACTTCCCCTCCAATACCTTCGGCAAATTGCCGTCCTTCATCAGCCAGTCAAAATCCGCCTGCCAGTTATTCTTATTTCCGCCTCGTAAAAACCTGCTGCGCTCCGCCTTTGTAAATGCCTGCTCGAAATCCGTAAGCGTGTAGCCGCTGTTCAACCTTGCATGGATTGCCTTCTTCCGCTTGTCCGAAATCACTTTTACCGCAGGGAAGGAAGGACAGAGCCTGTGGTAGGCAGCCACCACTGTGGATGCCGTTATGGTTTTCGGTTTTTCATTTTCATTACCATTTCCATTTTCATTTACATTTACATTTTCATTTACATTTACATTTTCATTAGGTTTTTCAAAAGCGTCCTTTTCTGCCCTGTTTTCAAAACCATAGGTTTCTGTTTTCTCCTCTTTTTCAAAACCATAGGTTTCCGTTTTTCCTTCTTTTTCAGAATCAACGGTTTTCGTTTTTTCCTCTTTTTTATTGCTATCGGTTTTGCTTGGTCTGCCGCCCTTTTTCCCTGCGGTATACCGATGGTTATTTGCGTCAATCTGCGGCTTGATTAAAAGAAAGATGCTCAGCACCGCATCCGATGCCTGTGTCGGCTCCGTACCGTTCAGCGCATAATCCGCAATCGTGTTGTAAATATCCGCCTGCACCTTCTTTGGCTGCCGCCGTATTGCCTCATAAAAGCTGCGGTAAAATACAAAGCTATCTCTCTCCATCTTCGTCACCTGCCTTATCTGCAAACGGCACAGGCGGCTCATAGTCCCGGTACAGCCGCATGAAATCCGCCAGCGGCATTGTCACCAGCCAACCGAAGTTGTTCTTCCGGTGAAAGACCGCCGGCAGCTCTCCCGCCCTGCTGTCTCTGACGGACTGCGCCACCGCATCCTCAAGATTCAGCCGTTCTACCCGTTTACATTCAATATGTATCCCCTCTAATCCAACTACATCCGCATCGCCGTTTGCACCGCAGTATTGCTGCCCCCGGCGGCAGTCATAGCCGTATTCCCGCAGGATACGGGCAAGCTCACGCTCACCCCTCGCTCCCTTCTGTCTGCTGTTTGTCAAGATAGTTCCTCCCTATCAGTTCCATAAATTCTTCTCTGCTGTATTCCTGCTCGTACGCTCTCTGGCAGGCTCGTTTCAGCCAAAGGTCTATGTTGTGTCCTTCTTTGCCATGCACACCATAGGTGCCTCTGTGCCATTCCGGTTTCAA